GTGTAGTACGTGGTGTTACCGTTACCTATTGCTGCAAACGATTGAAAACCAGCTACAGCTCCAGCAAGGGTTAAAGTCCCTGTACCAGTAGTTGTGCTAGTTTCTTGTACCCGATCCGCCAGTACGAGCGCCATTTACTACCCCTTAGCCCGAAGCACTGAGAGTGTAAGTTACGTTAATTGTATCGCCTGACGTTACAGTTTTTGAACCCGCAGTGAAGTCGCCAGCAGAAAACAAAGTACCCGTTGTATTGTCAATTGCCGAAGTACCGCCTACGTTAATGAACGCACCAGCAACCGTACCTGAACCGGTCATCGAAAACACAACAGCTGCACTCGTAGTCAGTACTGAAGGGTTTGCAGAGGTCGCTGCGCTAAAAGTGGGTGTTTTACGAGTACCAGAATATGTAGGTGCGTTTGCTGAGCCAACTTCTAACCAACCAGCGTGTGAAGACTGCGTATCGGTGTATGCTGCTGTACCTGTACCTTTTAAGCCCATTACTACTGCACCACCACCGGTGTTAGCAAAGTACGAATCAAGCAAGCTTTTCCGCCCAACGTTAGTAGTCAAATTCTCAATAACATCAGACCACTTTAAGTTACCCTGAGCGTCATAGCACTCGGCTTTATACACGCCTTCCAAACCAAATAGTTCAGTAGCGCCGGGGGCAAAGGCAGCCGTAGCAACTACGCTATCCCCAAATTTTGCAATCTCGTTACTCATATCATGTAATCCTTAAAATAGCGTTTGTCGAATTCGCCGTTGGGAATGTCACGGTAAACGTGCTAGAAGCTGTCTTATCCGATCCAAAATTTAGCACGAAAACTGCTGCGCCAGTCGTACTATTGTAAACTAAAGCACCCCTACAAGTGAAGCTAGCTGGCGTCCAAGTCACATTATTAAACGATACATACGCTGTATTGTTGGTTGTATCATTACTTAGATAGATTGGAGTCAAAACTTGCCCACCCGCTGTATATCCTGTACCTACAATTTCATTTACCGACGTGTAAGCCGTTGTGGTATTGTCTAAATTGGCGTTAGCGTTGTAAAGAGCAATTTTATACGAATAAGGGGACGTAGGCGTAAAGTTTTCCAACCCACTCAATAAGTTTTGTGCAAAGATAGTGCAGGATGTTTGAACAATCATAGTTGGTTATACGGCAGTTTTGTCTGCCCATCCCTATAGGAGTCACCACGATCCAGACCATCACCCAAGCGTTTAAGCTGCATAAGGGCTTCTTGGTACTTTTGTTCGTAATATGTGACTAGGTCTTGCTCGCCTTTCATAAACAACATAGCTTCACGCATCGCCCCATAAAATAAAGCAGGGTCGTAATTATCACCAAGCCAGCTTGTGCCTGTTGAGTTAGAGATAGTTGAAACTGTAATGGCAAAACCTGTACCACTACCTGCGCCTATTGTGCTTGCGCTAAAACTTAGCGTATCTCCAACAACATATAAAGAACCACCATTATCTAAAGTAACCGTAGCGACTACACCGCCAACAATTTGAATAGTCGCAGTAGCATTAGCCCCATTACCACCAGTTAAAGGCACATTAGCGTATACACCACTTGTATACCCCGAACCCGTAGTAAACCCGGGGGCAAACGTAGAAATCATCCCTTGCACAATTGTGGGCGGGTAATAAAAGTAGTGCATCTCTACATTGTAGTTTTGATTTGGCGTAGGACCAACAATCAAAGACATTTCGTTTACATTACTGTATTGTGAACCAAACAGAGCATAATATTTTGGTTGTGCAGTGGTGCTTTGATTTGGGTACGCTTCACGTATGAAGTTAACATCTTTGTTAAGTAAATAACTGTAATTACCTGAACTATCTACTACAGCGATTGAATAGTTGGATAACCAATCATTAGGTAAAGACACATAAGGATTACTAGCTGTCAATGTACCCGTTACATTCTTACGCAAAGCAGGTATTTGAACTGAATTGTATATACGATCCTCTGCCTCCATGATGAAGGTAGGAATACTTGCAACGAACAGCGCTTCAAAGTTCTCTGCGTAGTTCTGGATGTTTTGTGCAAGCTGTATGTAATTCATTTATTTACGCCATCGGTCCGCGAGCCATCGTGCCTTTTGTTGCAGCGCCTGTACCACGGATTTTAATTCCGTCAGTTTTAACATCATCACGATCAGGGTCGCCCAAGCTAACGCGCTTAGCAATTGTAGAAGGTGTAACTTCTTTAGATGACATTGTATTAGGATCAGGTTTACGACTAATTGCGGCCTTCATTGCTGCAACGCCCGTACCGTTTTCCACATATACTTCTGCCGGCTTGTTATTAGGGTTACGTCCTACTTTAATAGCAGGGCTATTCTTTTTGGTGGGTTTCATTTCCATGATTAACCTTTTTGATTGTTAGCACGAGCCATATTACGACCAACTTTTTTCATTTCCGTCGATGTAACTGTGCTTGCACCTTTTGAGCCTTTACCGGTCTCAATACCAAGGGTCGGGCCGCTATCACCCAAATTTTTGCCTTTAGTCCTGCCAGATTTGGTAACACCATCAGCTACGCTTCTATATGCCATGATAGGCTCCTAAGTTGTTGATACTGTTACTGTACCAATTTGTATATTTAAAACCAAATCATTTGGGGTCAATGCTATATCAAAATTCCTAGATCCACCTACTGGATTCCAACCCCATTGATATTGCCTACTACCATCGTCCGGGTATCCGTCAATATTTGCACCAGAAGAATAATAACTCACATCTGGTCTTGGTTCTCTAAGTGCCTGCGGATCATTAACTGGATATAACCCTAATTGTAACTGCGGCTGATCCGGGTTCCAACAACTAGGGCAAACTTTAATATTAAATAAATGGGTCTTAACAACTTCTTTTTTCAGTTCTTTAAGTTTATATCTAAATCCGCAACGGTCGCATTCAGCAATCGCATACTTACCACTGGCATATTTAGAGGGCATGGCTCACCTCAAATTTATTTTTCTTACTAATGTTATCTACACCGCGCATCCAACGTAAATTACTTGGTACATGTAAGCCCGATACGTTTTTACCTTGTAGCGGAATTATATGGTCTACATGCCACGGCTCTCCATTCTCGCGGGTTAACATAGCGGCTACTTGGTAAATACACTTAATTTTTAATTTATCAAACTTAGTTAACCATGGGGGGGTGCGCTGGCGTACGACTTTCTTTCGTGCCGCCACTAATGCATTAATTTTACCTTTATTTGCCTGACGATACTCTCGTTTTTGAGCCAGTCGAGATACTTTGTTTTGCGCATAGTCAACTTTTTTACTCACCGAAAGTTTTTCTTTATTCTCTCTGCGGTAAACCGCTTTTATTACATTATCACATTGTTTGCATGTGCCCCGCACTCCACCAATACCCCGAGTTGACTGTTTATAAAACGCAGTCAGTGGTTTAAGTTCTTGGCAAGTTTTACACGTTTTCATTTTTTAATAAAATAACTGCCGTGGTACAAACCTTATTGATGCCTTCTCTCTGTCTTCTGAAGAAGCTAAATCCCATTGTTCCATATATTCCGCTTTTAACATCATCGCGCGCTGGGCATCTACATTCTCAAGTTTAGCCGATAAATACCAAGCCAAACCAGCAACAAAAGCATTCAATAAACGAAATGGGATATCTTGTGTATTAGCACCGTTACCCGAATCTTGAATCCTACGTAAGCGCCAGTACACAAATGTATACTGAGTCCCGGGGTTACCTGTAGGCCAAATATTTATGTTTGGTAGGTACGTTTGGGTTACGTTTGCGCCTGACGCATGTGACGTAGCGGTTGTATTATTCATACCACGATAGCAGTTTAATAGTTGGTTACCACTTACGTTTTGGTACAGAATTGTTTCGTTATCAATCTGGATGTAACCCTGTGTAGGTAGATTAGCCGCATTTACTACGTTTAAAGTAGTGTCTGTAGACGCAGCTGCTGAACTTAATGTAGTTGTTTGAACGTTATTAAGGTTACCGGTTTGACGATTAATCCATACTTGAATTGGGCGACCTTCAGCATTTTTAGTAGGTATAGTACTGTATGTAGACTCAGAGATACGGGTAATGTTTATATCAATTTGATTTTGTCCGGATCCTGTACGTACAACGTGATCTAATAAATCAATCGTATCTGTAGGAATAGGATAACTAATCTGTCCAGCGTTGATATTAATCGGGATCTGACCTTGTTCGATTGTCCACAGATTGATACCACGGTTTGCCCACTCAATAGTCAACAAGTTAATGCTCCGGCGCGCAGTGCGGAGATCGTAGCCACTACGAAGCTCTTTACCACATCTCTCAAACGCTTCCTCAACTAGTTCGGTTACGTCTAGATTAAATGCACTTGTGCCGGATGTTGCCATTATTTTTTCATGCCCTTAACAGTTCTAACCCGTTTTTTAGCAATACCACCCTTCTTGTAAACTTCGACATCATTCGGATTGTCTTTACGGACAATCTTCTTTTTACTAGGCATTTTGGAAGGGTTAATATCGCCCATTCCACGCGAAGCCATCATTACTTCTTACCTTTTGCCATGCCACCACCACACATTGCTTTTACATGTTCAGCATGTGGTTTATGTCCAGCGGCGTGTGCTTTATACATATTTGAGTGATGCTTATGTCCGCCAGTCTCATGCTGCGAAATAAAATCGTCATGATGTTTCATATTTGGACCCATTGTAGGTTCCATCGCTTCTTTAGTGAGTTGGGGTTTCATAATTACTCCTTAGCAATATTTACCACGAGTTTTACCACGTTGTGCAATACCATCTGCTCGGCTAGAAGCAGAACCACCCTTAGCCATTTTCTTAACAGAGCCACCTTTTTTCATATTAGATGGGATTGTTTCATCTTCTGGCTTAGGAGCGGATTGCATTTCCATTTCTTTCTGAGCAGCCTCTTTAGCTGCATCTTGCTGCATTTGCTTTTCAGCAGCTTGTCGGGCGCGAGCATCCATTAACTCACGAGTCATTTCTGTACTAGATTTCCCAGTTGGGTTTACCCGTTTAGCTGCTTCTTCAAATTTAGTAGCCATGATTAGCACATCCTACCTTTGGTTTTGCCGCGCGACTCAATGCCACCGCCACGAGCCATCTTTTTGACCCCACCGCCTTTCTTCATACCACCACCCATAATCCCCATAGAAGGACCTGAGTCACCGAGGTTTGTACCCTTAGTCATACCGCGTTTTTGTACGCCGCTTTGACCAAATGCTTTTTTAACATTTGACCCTTTCTCAACATCCTTAGACATTGTTTTAGGACCCATTGTTTCTTTCATAGCGGACATGCCACCTTTTGCCATTTTTTTCACGTTACCACCTTTATATAGAGATATTTTAGTACCCTTACCACCTTTGTGTTCTTGGGCGTCGTGTTCTTTAAAAGCTTTTTTAATCATGGCTACATCTTGCTTCTTATCAGCAGCCATTTCTTTTTTTGTTTCTGATTTAGATTCTTTCATTTCGCCACCTTCTTTAAATTTTTTACCTTTATCTGCCGTCGCAAAATCTTTACCTACGGATTGAGGTACTCCCACTTTTTTAGCAAATCCGGCATTGTGTGCGATTGCTTCCATAAAACGGTGTTGTTTAGCAGATGTACTAGGCATTATTTACTCCAATGTTCAACAACCCAAGTAACTATACCACCTAGTACCCCAGCAGCGCCGCCAGCCATCATTAAAACTCTCCAACCACCTTTTGCTTCAGATAGGGTTTTTTGGATCTGTTGGATGGCTAACTTAATCTCATCCATATCCTGTACCATCTTATCCATGTCATCTTGTAAATGTTTGATTTCACTAGCATGGGTAGCAAGTTCTCTAGCAGTGGTTATTTCAATGTCGTCGGAGGGTCTCATTAGCATTTCCACCTTCTAAGACTAGCCGCTTTGCGAGTTGGCTTTCCATTTTCGTCTTTCATCGGGCCGGGCATACCACTCATACGGGCACAAAATGACTTCTTACGTGGGCCGCCTTCAGGCTGTGGTGCTTTCAAATGCGAACCTGTAGCTGCGTTATATTTTGCACGGCCTTTGGCGGTAAGACCAGCCCCTTCTTTTGTAGAAAGTTTCTCACCACGACCCACAGCAAGAGATACACCACCCTTTTTCATCTTCGCAGTCTTTGCGGACTCCTCGAATGCTTTTGAAGTAGGGGCACCTTTACTGCCGGGCTTACGCATTTTCTCGCCAGAGCCTTCTTTAATCCGCTCTTGCTTTGCGTGTATATTAGCGTAGAGACCGGGCTTAGCCATATTGAATCGTCTGGTAATTGATGTTAGTCACAACAACATAAACACCGCTCTGCGTCAAAATGCCTTCACCAGAAAAAATAACTTGGAAAGGTTGCACCGCTGTACCTGTATTGTAGCTTGTTAACCATTTACCGGTTGAATATACACAAGCCGTACTAGAAGCAATTGTGCCAGAGTTAAGGTCAGTTATGGTAAATGTATTAGCACCTGTAACGGTTACTACGTAGTTACCGGCAACTGCGGAAACCCCTGATGCTGCGGCATATGTAATACCGATATTTTGTCCAGTAGTTAGACCATGTCCGGTAGAAGTAACTGTAACAGTGGTACCTGAACGAGCGTATGTGGCTGTAGTAACAGGGGCAGTGGTGGTATCAAATACGTCAATACTACCTGCTGTACCGGTGCCAAGATAAATTAAGTTTTTTAGGCGTACACGCCCACTAACCATTAACCCAGAACCGCTGGAATGCGAGCCTTTTACGTCATATTGCATTGTCATAATTAATCTCCTAAATCAAAGAAAGGGGCTTAAAGCCCCCGTGGGATTAATCAGCGTTGCCGTATGGGTATACAGTCTTAGTACCGAGAGAACCGTCAACTTGTTCGTAGTTAAGGTTGAAGTTAAATTTACCAGCGCTAAGTGCTGACAAACCTGTACCAACAATTGCTAACGTAAACACAACTTGTGACATACTTGGTTGACCGGCTGTGCCCGTAATATCTACAGGAGTACTAATCATATTACCTAAGTTAGCAGCAGAGTATGTTGTAGTTTGACGACCAGCAGTGCCGACAGTAGTCGTACCCAAAGTTACCGTTGCGTATGTAGGTGCGCTAGTTACAAAACCGTTAGAAACAAGAATCGAAACCGAGCTAAGTGCTGAGCTGGTCAATGTCAATGCAGTAACATAGTCAACAACAATCGATTCGATCTGTGAACCAGCGGGGATGTACATAACTGCGCCACGATAAATAGCTGTAGAGGCATCTGCTGTTGGGGTAGTTACTGCTGGTGGGTATACCGAAGCTGAAGGTGTATAAACTGTAGCGTTTACGTTTGCATCAGCGGAGAGTTGGTTAGCGTTAACAAACTGGGTAGAAGCACCGGGGTAGTAAGATGTGCCATTGCCAGTCGTAACCGAAAAATCAAGAACTGCATTCTGTGATAAACGAGCATATCCTACGTTGCGTAGGGGGCCAAAACGACTGTCGCCCGATAAAATTGGGCCTTCAAAAGTAGAACGTGCCATGATAATTCCTTATGCAAAAGTACCTTACCAATCGTTGCATCGTCTGCTGGGGCAGTCCGGTAAGGTAATCACCCAGATAATTTCTAATATACACCTAAATAATGTTTTTGCAACAAGATTAAAGTACTATTTGTATAGGATTACTAATTGTAACAGGTGTTTTATGAAGTTTAACATTTATAAAGTAGACTGTCGTAGACCGGAAATTGTATCTATTTTGGTACATCTACAAAAACAATGTTTACCAAGAGATAAGCCATATGATGTTTCTAGAGGGCATTGGTGGATAGTATATACAGAAGGTGGAAAACCTATAGGCTTTGCTGGGCTTGTTAGATCTAACGCATGGGTAGATTGCGGTTATTTATGTCGTGCTGGGGTAATGCGTGAGTTTCGCGGGAACGGTTTACAAAAACGATTGGTAAAAGTTCGTGAGCAAAAAGCAAAGCGTTTAAATTGGAATTGGCTTATTACAGATACTTACCGTAACCCTGCGTCTTCTAATTCTTTGATATCATGCGGTTTCAAATTATATGAGCCTTCTGTACCGTGGTCTTTTAAATATGCTTTGTATTGGAGGAAGAAACTAGAATGCCATATAAAAACAAAGAAGCTCAACTAGCTTGCCAAAGAAAGCACTATCAAAATAATAAAGAAGCCGTAAAAACTGCAAATAAAATTCATAGGGCTACCAAAAAGTCGGAATGGAAAGAATATAAAAAGACTTTATCTTGTGTTCAATGTGGGCAAAACCACCCCGCCACGCTAGACTTCCACCACGTAGTTCGTTCCCCAGATAATAAAAAGATACATGCGCTTATTCGTAACGGGGCGTATGCCGCCATACTTGAGGAAATTAAAAAATGCGCCGTGTTATGTGCTAACTGCCATAGAATATTGCACCACGACGAGTATCACGATAAAAAGAAAGATAATAAAAAAAGTAATAAAGGCCCATAAAAAACCCCACCTTGTGAGTGGGGTCCAATAGCGCCCCGGATTCAAACCGGGCAACCTAGTCTTGTCGATCTGCGTGTACTCACCACACCGACGCTATTTTACTTAGAACGAACCTGACGAACCCCATGCACCGAGGGGATCAGACCAGCCGAAGCTGTAACGCTCACGAGCCTTGTAACGGACGTTGCCTGTGTCGAAATCGCCGTCCATCGAATTGCTCAATGGGGTGCGGACAAAGTGCTTCAAACCGTTAGGAACGTCTGTCATCAAGAACCAAGCATTAGTGTCAGTCAAGAAGTGGTTGATGGCGTAGCCTTCTGGTACGGCACCGTTGTTCTTGATAGCATTAATGTCGTTGTTGTTTGTACCAACACGGAGTTCCGTTTCGAGCAAGCGGGTTGCAACGAACTGGAGTGAAGGAGGAACAACCATTTTCTTGACTTTAGCAGCGATCAACAGACCACGTTCATCAGTCCATGCAGCGACCTGAATAACAGCAGCTTCTAAAGAAGTTTCGTTAAGATCAGCAGGGGTTGATGGGATGTTGCTGTTTGTGCCACCAGAGACCAAGGGGTGTGATGCGCTGAACAGAGGTTGACCGTCACCACCGTTATAGCCAGCAGTGAAGCCGTTGTTCAGAACAGCAGCAGCCTTAACTTGCTTAGTGTAAGCCATAGCACGAGCTAACGCTTTGGTGTAACGACCTGATAAAGAATCATACAGGTTGTCTTCGATCGCTTCTTCCGTAAGGGAGAAACCCAAAGCAATAGTTTCGTGGTTATAGCGAGCAGTCCAAGCTTCCTGTGCGTTGTCGTATGCAATTGCAGAACCTTCGTTCTTAACAGGTGCAGCCGAGAAGCCAGAGAGTTTGGTTTCTTCTTCGAATGAACGCTCGGAGGTCTCTGTTTCGTAGATCTCTTTGTGTTCTTCGCCGTAGCGAGCGTACTCCAAACCGAACAATGCGTTCAGGCCGGGGAGCAGCTCTTTCAGTAGTTGTGCGCGTGAAATAGCCATTTAAATGCTCCTTATACGCCAACGGCGTTGTAATACGAATGATAGCCAAAGTTGAACTTAACGATCAATTCAACATAGTTACCAGCCGAAGTTGCTGTATCAGGAACAACGTCAACGATTCGCATCGGCAACGAAGTCAAAGTACCAGCAGAGTAAATACCAATTGCCGAATCGCCAAACACAGTGCTACCAGTGTTAAGAACCAATACAGCGTTCTCACCAACAGCAGACTGTGTTACAGCAGTTACGGTCAAGCCACTTGAGTTAGCAGTTGCGCCAACGCTTACAGCTTTGTACAGGGTGTCTGGATCATCATTGATGTATGCGATAGCATCGGTAACACCTGACGAGAATCCGGGCCAGTACTGAGCAAAGATTTTCTGGTTAGTCGAGGGGTTAGTATATGAACAACCAAGGAACACACCAATAACACCAACAACAGGAGATGATTGACCAGCAAGAGTCGAAA